GAGCGCGCGCGCCGCACCGCCCAGGCCGCGCGCGTAGGTCACCTTTGCGTGGCTCTGCCCGAGAAACGGAACGTGTTGACCTGGAATGACGTCGTCGACCGTGGAGAATGTCAGCGTCAGCCCGTGCGACACCGAGCTGACGACAAGGTCCCCGTCGACGATTGAGATCGTCACCGCGCCTCCGCCGGTGACCTCGAGAAAGTTGTCGGAGCCGCCAATGAAGCTGCGACCGACGCCGGCCCAAATGGAGAATGTGCCGGACCCTGTCACCACGGCCGTCCGGTGCGGGTGCATATAGCCAAAGTCGGCGAGCCCGCCCGCCACAAGATCGAAGACCATGCCCGAAACCGGCGGCGCGATTATCAAATACTTACCGTTGTTGGCCGCCTTGTACCGCGCCGAGTAGTGATAGAGCGCGAGCGGGTTTTTCTCCGCATAGAAGAACTCGATCTCCTGCGCCGACCGTCCGGCGAGGGCGACGCCGTCCGCAACTTCGGTCTTCAGGGCGCGGTCCGATGCGCGCTCCATCGAGAGCGAATCGACCGGGTGAAACATCCCCAGAGCGCCTCGGCCGAGGACCACGATATCTTCCGACTTTTTGGCGACGTTCTTGTCGTCAGTCTTGAAATAGGTCGGGGAGGAGCCGCCGCGGTCCATGCAGTACCACTCCATGTCATTGTCGAACGAGACCTCGAGCGTGACCGTACCTCCAACTTTCGAAGTGACGCCGATTCCTTCATCCCGCACGCCCGGAAATGTGACGGTCCTAGGGTCCGAGAGATCATCGAAGAACACGGGCTCATCCAGAGCCCACGGAATTGGCGCCCGATTGATCTCGCGCTCAAAATCATCCCTGAGCACGTCCAGATCATCGGCCAGCGCAGCGACCGAAGCCGCGGTGGCGTTTGTCGATTGAACGCCGACCGCCCGGAAGCGCGCACCATCGCTAACCAACAGATAGACCCGCCCCGCCACCAGCTGACCGGCGACAAGGTCCGCGCCATCATCCGCCGTGATCGTGTTCGGCGTCGCATCATCTTCGAACTTGACCTTCGGCGCATCGGCGCAGGTCAGATGCGGCTCGAAAATGTAGACATGTGGGCTCGCGGCGTTCGGCCCGGCCGCAATTGGCGACTCGACGTCGTAGATCTCGGCCGACCCCGCCACATTGGTCAAAAGGAAAGGGCCGCGCCGCAATACAATCTCATCGGAAAGCGCGCTGTCCGCATCGCTGCGCGCCGTCTCTTCCGCCGCCTTGGCGGCCAGTGCGGCCGTGCTGAGCGGTTTATCAGCATCCGGCGTGTTGTCGACCGCCCCGAGGCCGACATCGCCTTTGGTGACAACGACCGCGCCGGTGCGGCCCTGAACGGACACAACCGCATCGGAATACGCCGACTTAAACCAGTTGCCCGCGAGCGTATTTACGCTGGCGTTCGCAGCATAGGCGGTGATGCGGTCGTTCACGGCGAAGGTCTCGCCATCAACCGTGCCAGCTACGCTCACATGGTAACTGTCGCCAATTGCCGCCGCGCCGCCGCCTGGGAATACGCCGGTGGACGCGTCCCAGGCCCCGCGGAGAACAACCGGTGAGCTCAACTGGTCGAGCCGGTCGCGGATCGCGTCGATATCGGTTGGCGCCGTGACCTGCAGATGCGCCAGCTTCGCCAGCGCGTTGGCGTCGACCGCCGCATTCGCCGCCTGCTTTACCACGTCGACGAAAGCTTGAAGGGCGCCATTATCGGTCGTGAAGGTCTCCCCGGTGGCGCCGTGGATAACGGCGTGCAGCAAGCTGATGTCAAGGCGGAGCTGCGCGACTTCTTCAGTCAGATCTGTATTTAGCATTACAAGTCTCCTTCTTGGCCAAACTCGTTGGGTTGCACGCGATAGGTGAAGACGGCGACCGCACCCGGCCCTATGGCGTCGAATGCGCGGACTTCGATTTTGTGGGTCAGTTGCGCCGTGATGGGGACATCCTCGATCCTCGGCTCAAAGGTGATGATCTCCTCTGCGCTCTCATTGATCCTGTAGCCCCAGCGGAGCTGCTCCAAATTCGGAGATCCATTCCAGGTCACAGTGCGCTCCAGCCGGACAAAACCGTCGGGCGGCGGCGGAGCCGCGTTGAGCAAGCCGATCGTCGCCGTCGCGCCGCGCTGTCCGCTCGGCCCAACGGCCGTCATCTCAACGGGCGCGTTTCGCCAAGGTCCGCCAAAGCTGACGACTTCCGAGCTCGACATCGCGAACTCAGGCGAGAGCCGACGTCGGATAATCAATGGAAAACCCGCAGGCGCGAGCGTCCACTCGTAACTTGCCGCGCCGGTCACCGGCGTCGCCACCAGATCGACACGCAGCTGTTCGCTATACGCCCCGGCCTCGCGCTCAGTGACTGCCGAGACCTCGCCGCTCGCCAGCGCGTCAGAAGTAAATTCCGCTTCCAGAAAAGGGCCGTGAAGCGCAGCCCGGATCGCCGCCATGCGAAGCCGGTTTGCCGAGGCAGGCACTTCCAAGGATCCTTGCGCTTCGTTCAGCGCGCCCGCTGGAAACCATGTCGCGCCCGCGTCTTCCGAGTATTCAACGACAAACGAAGTCGCTTGCTCACTCGGCGTCAGGGTCGCAGCGACATCGGCGAAGACTGCATTCTCGCCAATGCGCCGGAGCGCTTGAAACCCAACCAAAACCGGCCCCCGCGCGGTGGCGGGCGACACGCCGTCAACATGGACCCGCGTGTCATCTATGATGCCTGTAATCTTCCGCCGCCCCTGGCGTTCAGGACCGACTGACGTCACGATTACCTGTTTGTAAGCATCTTCGCGCGGCCCGATCAGGGATCTGACCGCTTCTTCACGCTCACGCTTTGCGGGGATGCTTGGCCGGGGGTCTGCGACGCCGGCAAGCGAAAGCGCGACGTCAAAATCTTCGGAGGCGACCGTCGCCCGTCGGCTATCCGCTTCATGTTGGCGTATGGAAATCGGTCCAAATACTTTGCCCGACGACAGATTGACGATCAGTTGGGGATCATCGCCCATTTCGAGCCAGTCGATATCGCGGTCGAATGTCAGCACCTCGTCAGACCACGTGAGCAGGCCAACCATCGCGGCGCGCGAAAGGCGACGATGTGCAACAGCCACCATATCGCCCATGCGGACCAAGCGTGTTTCCAGCTCCGCCTCGAACTCAATTCCGATCCGCCGGAACCTCGAAGCGCGGCGGTCGTGTCCGGCCTCTTCAATGAGCTTTTCGCGCCGCACGAAGCCAAAATAGTCCTCACGCCGCTCACGCGAATATGCTTCCGCTCCGAACGCGATGGTCTCGCGGCGCCAAGTCCGCTCATCCACATAGGTTGCGAGCAGACGATCCGGCGTGAGCGATGTCGCGAGGCCGGGATACTCCACGAGCGTATCGCGGATCATGTTGCGATCGCCGAACAACTGGCGCGGCACGGTCGCGAGCTGGTCGCGTGCTACGCGTATTGATCGGCCAATCTGTTCAGGGCGTGAGCGACCCACCCGAAGGATCGCAGAAAGAGCATCCCAGAACGTCATCTCCTGATCAAAGACGCCGTCGAAACTATCGTCGCGATCGTCCCAGACAGCGTGCAATTCAAGAAGCGACGCGAGGTCAAGATCGCTAAGGCGCCCCTGCATCCGGCAAGTCTCTGCGACCGCCCATGCGATGGAGCGCGTTGGCTGGGGAGGCGTCCATGCCTCTTCAACCTGGTCGTAAACGGGCAGTTTACGGGTCTTTACACAGGCGACCCGGCGAGCGGTTTGAACAGCGATTTCTTCTCCGACCGCCAGTTGAACGGCCAAAAGCTCCATGTCGCCGTAGGTCCGGCCGCTCGGCAGGATGGCGCGTAGGCCAGCCCAACCGGCCGTATCAATGGTCTGATTGCCGCCAGCAGCTGTGAGCCGACGTAAGCGAACCCGATAGCGCCCCTGTGGGACGGCATACTCGAAAGAACGACGGTGAGCCTCACGGGACGCGGCAGTGAACGTTAGGGTGTCAAGAAGCGTGGGCTCGCCTATTCCTTCGCCATCGTCGCTGACTTCCTGCACCTCGGCCTCAATCACGACCGTTCTTTCGTTGTCGGTGTTGTCGCTCCCGATGCTGACCAATGCGCCGAACGAGATATCAATGCCGAGGCGGACGCATTCGATGCCTGCGGGGGAAGCCTCGCGCCAAGACGTAACGCCTTCGGGCGGGACCTCCTGCCCCGTCACGTCTCGCGATGTGAACACCGTATCCGGGAATAGCGTAACCGGCTCATTCATTTTCACATGCTGGAACGTGACGCCGGGAAGCGCGCCCGTGAACTCGCCGTCGCGCCAGACTGTGATCTCGCCAATCCGCAGCTCTTCAAGCTCATATTCGCCCATGCCAAGGCAGAGCACTTGGTGGAGCTGCTGTGCGCTCTCGTCGTCGAAGCGGGCCCATGGCGGCGCAATGTCATCAAGCAGATGAATGTGTCGCCCAAACTGCACGGGAATGACGGCGCCTGGGCGCGCCACCGATGCTTGCGCGGCAGAAGAATAGGTGGGCGACACTTCGGGGTCGCCAAGCCTCCGTAGGGCCGGGGGCGGGAGGAGCGCGTTGATCGCCAGTGACCCGATGGTGGTGATCGCGCTGAACACCAGCGCCTGACCTGTGCTGGCGGTGATTGCGCCACCGAGACTGGTGGAGAGTTGCGTGCCGACCGGGCCCGCGACATAGGACGCCACGACCACGAGCGCGATCATCAGCACCGCCTGAAGCGGGTTGCTTCCTTCGCCCCCTTGCGGCACGGCGATGACGATCATCGGGCGCCCATCATCGGCTCGGGTATCGCCCCAATCATCCGCAGCGCAGGGGTTAAGCGCCAACGCCAGCGCATCCGCATTCCCGTCAGCTTCATCCAGCGCAACCGCGACGGCGCCCTTGTCGGGCCGGAAAACGATAACCGACGCATCTGCGATGCCTGATCGCGTCAGCGCGACAGCAATCGTATCGCCGTCGCAGATCTCTATCGGCATGGCGCGGCCGGCGGCGATGCGCTCTTCAGCCCCTCCGGACGTCCAGGCGTCCGGATCAAGTAGCGCATCGATTCCTGGGTAATAGACCGCTGGCGCGCCGCCGGCGTCAACGCGAGAACGGGCACGGCGAGCGGGCCTCCAAAACCGAGTGCGCCAGCCCATCAGCTTGATGTCGCTCAAAGGATCAAAGCAAACGCCAGGCCCTTGCTGGCAGTGCAAAACGCCGCCGCCATCGATGTCGAGATAAACGCCGACGTGGTTCGCTCGACCGTGCGATCGCATCTCCACAAGATCACCGTCCTGCGGGATGTCATGCGCGCGCCATGTATCCCGAAACGCAACGATGGCGCGGCGATTGAAACCGCTCACGTCACTGATCCGTGCAAGCGTCCGGCCATACCAGCGGTCAAGCACCATCCCGGCGAACGACCAGCAATCCCATTCATCGGGGCCTTCAGAGTGCGCCCTCCAGGGCGTGCCGATCAGTCGGGCGGCCTCAGAGGCCGAGCAGCGGGAACCGGGCATCGTACCTCTCCTTATGAAAGCCTCTGTTCAGAACGTCCGGACCCTGCCCCCGCGCACGCACGATTGAGGCGGTCACTTCAGGTTCGCGCAGCTCAAAGCCGTCAAGCACATCTGGCTCTCCCGAAAGGCGCGTCGATTCCGTGAACGTCCTGACTGTGAGAAAGATCGGATCCTCAGTGTCGGCGGCGGCGCGCAGCGCATCGCCGATCCGCGCATCCACATTGTCGATCTCGAGCTGGAATTGAGGCGCCCCGGATGTTGATCGTTCCGGACGGCTAAACTTGAAGCCCATGCGAACGAACCTGACGACCTCGCCCGGATTTAGGGGAGCGCCTGCATCAAGCCGCCCTTCCCAAAACGGCTGTTCTTCCAGGTCGGCCGGGCGCTGGAAGAACTGGGCGACCCTGATCTGCCCATTATCGCCGAAGTCAGACACGAGCAGAGGATGCCGGAATTCGAGCGTTTCGATCAGCAGGTCGTCCGTGCCGTAAGCGTAGGCCTGCGCCAGCGCGGCCGGCACCTCTCCCGAAACGGAAGTCATGCTTCGTCCTCGATGTTTGCGAGGTCTTCGTGGAGGGCCTGATGCAGCCCGGCAATCACGCTGGTAGCTCTATCGCCACCGCCAAGAAGGGAGACCGCGTATTCTTCTTCGCTGGCGAATGGCAGCTCGCGCACTTCAATAATCAGGCTGAGACGCCAAGTTTGGTCGTCTTTGTACTCAAGCGCGTAGAGTTCCTCCCCTTCAGGCACCATGCGCGCTTCGACAGTCTGGTACCGGTCGTCCACGAAGGCATCGAGATTGAACCACAAGCGCCCTGCGTCGAGATCCACCTGGACCCAACGCCGGAACGCAGCCGCTTCGAAATGCTGCAATTCATAAGTCAGCGTGACGCCAGCCGGACGCGTGGCGGCGCGGCGGCGCACGCGCGCTTCGCCATCATCGAACTCTGAGCGCCGCAACAGGTTGGGCGGCGACAACTTGTATCCCGCTATTTCGGGTTTCGTCGCCAAGGGAAGAGGCCAGGTAGTCGAAGCCATCAGAGTGCTCCTCGTGGCGTCACGGCGAAGCGCCGCTCCATCGCCGTGCCGAGGGCGCCTTCGCCCTGCGCAAGCCGTTTTGAGAGAAAGCCCTCAACGTCTTCAAAAATCACATCGATGTTCAGGCCGTCTTCGCCGTTGCGAGCGGAGACTGTCGGCTCCGCCTCGCCCTTCCCGGCTCCGATTATGTTCACCGTTACAGGTGGCGTCTGGTTCTGTTGGTTAACGGGCTTCAACACCGTCCCCGCCATCGCGGCCAGTCCGCTAATCGTTTGGGCCGTTGCGCTTTGCTGCGCCGCTGTCAGTACGCGCTCGTCGTCAAGCAGGATGGCCGGCGTCTCCCCAGCGT